CTTCCCGGCCGACAATCCGCTTCCAACGTCGGTAACCCGTCGTTCGTACCCCGCGTGAGCTGCCGCTGGCATAACGGCAGCGAGGTCGTCGCCGCAAGTGGCAAACCGAGAGAGGTCGACACTAGCCTCCTTCGGCAAGCCAATCTTTTGGCACGCCTCTCGAATCGAAGACTCACAGGCCCAGAGGTTGATGATATTGAGGATAAACCAAGAGAGCGGCAGCCCCATCAGGCAGCCGCCCTCTGTATCCAAAGCCTCCAGGCCCGAATCTTCGTCGTATTCGACACGCATAGGGCCGAGGAGTCGTTCGCCGAGTTTGCGAACGTCCTCGGGGAGTTGGGCTCCAGTACACACGCCATCCCAGACACAAAGAATAGTGTCGCGGCTAAAGCCATCCGTCGCCTTTGTCAGGTCGGCCGATACCAGAAGGAGATCACCAAGGGACACGGGACACTTGATGCGGTTCTCGGAGAGGTTTGCGAAAACCTCCTCAAGTCTACCGCCTTCAAGCGAAGCGCGTACCCTTGGGTCTTTCTCCAGCATCGGCCAGACAACGCTGCGAACAAGATGGCCAACCTCTACCACGTCGGAGGGCGACTTAGTCACGACGCGGGCCTTGAACCCACGTTCTCGCACTATAGTCGCCCGACATGGCAGAGGTCCGCGGCGGTTTACGAACCGCCTAAGGGAGGTGTCTCTGATCATCCTGGCAACACGGGTGCGCTCCAGATCCGGGTCTTGGAATATGTTGACCACATACTCCACGACGTCCCGGGTCGGAACGACACCCTGAAGTTGATATTGTTGCCGATTCAACTCACCTTGGTGAGTGAAGCGAGTAGGATCCGAAAACGTGGGAGCGGGATGGGCGCCATCCGACGCACTTCCAGCTGGCTCGCTGCTCCAAGTGTCCACTACCGACCTCAAGTCGGCCCTAAGGCCGCCAAGTTTTCGGGAGTAGTCCAAGGAAGCAGAGGAGCTCGCGCTGAGAGAGGCGACGGATGTGTTGGCAAATCGCCCAAACCGTTTTCCCCAATTCGTGGAAAACTCGCGGAGTTCAGAGATAACCGGAGGTGGAACAACCACCTTCCTGGCAAGTGTACTCCTGTGATCTTCGAGGGATCGGTCGCAAACGGCGTCGTCGGCCGGAGGCAGCGCACGAGCGATGGACGAGAGTTGACAAAGCTCCCGTGCTCGGGCTGCACCGACACGACTACGCCGTATCTTTCGCAAAATGCGACCGAAAGCCGCCGGAGATCCAGGATGGAGTGGGGGTGGGGCCGAGAATTGGCGAACGGCGGAGGGGACGGGACCGCCAATGGCGGCAGCCAAGGATCGGGATCGGTTAGCAAGTGCCTTAAAACACTTGGCGACAAAACCGATACCGCTCCCGACAACAGAAACCGTTACCCACCGCCGAATCGCCTCAACATCGGCCAAAGAAAGTGGAACTTCAAGCATGGACAAGGCGGCCCAAGTGGCCTCCCAGACGGGTTGGATGGAATTACACCATCCTTTCCGACGGGAGGCCGGGGCCGCCCAAACATGATGAAGAAAAGAAATGTGCTCACGCTCACCCGTGTGCATTGCAAGCTGAGGACGCGCAAACCTGAAACCAGGTTTACGGACCCCGTGGGACTGGAGGCAGGTCTTTTCAGACCTCCCTCCAGCCCGGGGAACGACGCGTTCCAAGAGAAAGCCTATTGAACAGCTTTCCGCTATGGTTGACGCCA